CCAGATCATAGGTTACCACTCAATACACCTATGACATATTATACCAATGGTGGTACCAGTCTTGAGGTCTGGAGTGGTATTGATGGTAGTCCTGAGTTTGCTCTTGAGCAATCTAGATTTGTTTATGCCGTACCTTTCTCTAGAGACATCATTGGTATTGCAACCCAACCTGTAGGTGTCAATTCTGTAGGTCAATATGTTGGTCTTAACAGTGAGGCAGGTGGATTACTGTACTTTGTAGATAAGGTAGGACTTGGAAGTTACCATAGTTTCAATACTAATATCAAGGAAGTCTTGAGTGGTAGAGTATCTGAGAACATTGTTACTGTATCTACTGCCGTTACACACGGTCTGAAGAGAGGTGACATCGTTACCATCGATGTGAATCCAACCACTACCACTGACATCAAAGTAAAATATAACGATTATAATAGAAGAATTGTATTTGATCCTGATATTATCCCTCAATCTGGTGTAAGTACAAACGCCAATACCTTCAGGGTTCCTTACAACAAATACAAGACTGGAGATAAAATCATCTACAGTGCAGAAACTCCATCTGAGGGTCTGATTGATGAGATGATGTACTACGTTTTCCTGTATGACAGGAACACGGTTAAGTTAGTAAGAGAAGCATCTGAACTAGAAAACGAGAATCCTACGTTTGTAAATGTAGGGTCTGCTCAAACTGCAACTCTTTCCAGAATCAATCCTAGTGTTCAAATTCAGAAGAATCAGAATATTAGATTTGATCTATCTGATCCTTCTCTGTCATTTACTGACAAAGGAATTGATTATGCAGCCTTTGACATGAACATCTATAGTGACTTCCAAAAAGTCAATCAGTTCTGGACCACAAAGGCCACGAGTAAGTTTGAGGTAACAAAAGGTGGAACTGTAGGTGTATCTAACAATGCTTTCCTGAACATCGAAGTCACAGATACCATTCCTTCAAATCTGTACTATGGATTTGTTCCTGACAACCTTGATATTATCCCTCCTGTAAAACTTAGAATTTACGAAGACACCACGGTTATCAATTACAACAGTGTCAATGTCTTCAATAACAAGTTTGATGGTCAATTTAATCTTATTGGGGTAACGACTGAGACCTTTAAGTATAATATTCCTTTTGATGACGATAGAGTTGTATCTTATGGAACAACAAACGCCATCTTGAAATATGATACCCTGTCCAGAACAGCAATTGGACCTATCAATAAGGTAACTGCTATTGATAAGGGTACTGGTTATAAGTCACTTCCTGGTTACAAAGGAGTTAGAAGTGGTTTAGGTACAGGTGCATTACTGAAACCCACCAGTACTACTATTGGTAATGTCCTTCAGACAAGACTTAATAACATCGGTTTTGGATATCCCTCAGATACTACACTCAATGCTGTAGGTAATCTTCCTCAAGTTCTAGAGGTAGAACCCCTTGGTAGTTTTGCATCCATCGGTATTGCATCTGGTGGTGTCAATTATGTTCAACCACCTGATCTGGTAGTTATTGATGGTGTAACAGAACAGCAAATCACTGACGTTGAACTCATCTTTGAGATTGGTGCTAATGATGTATTCATCCTTGAGAACACCACTTCTCTGACCAATGTAACACCTCAGATCATTCCTATTAATAATACTAATGGATTTAGTATTAGTTCTGTTGCTTATAATGAGACCTCTAAGATTGTACGTCTTGAGTTCTCTAATCAGTTTAGTGATCCTGAGGACTGGCCATTTAAGGTTGGTGAAAATGTAATCGTTGAGAATGTTGCTATTGGTTTTGGAACTGATGGTACAGGTTATAACTCAGAAGACTATGGTTATCCCTTGTTTGAGGTTGTTGCACTCGACAGTCAGTTAGGTGGTTCAGGTGCTTATATTGAGTATAGTCTTGAGAAGTATCTTCCTGAGGGTGCTAACCCTGGTAAGGTCACCTCTAAGGTTGTTGGTTCAGTCACACCTGAGTCATATTTCCCAATTTTTGAACCAGTCATTGCAATTACTCCATTCCTGAAGGAAGAAGTTGTTGTTAATGGTCCACGAAGAGGAACTGTTGAGAGATTTGATGATGTAAGTGGATATCTGTTTATTACATCTGAGGATGATTTTGAAGTTGACACAATTATCAGATCTGAAACATCTGGTAACCAAGGTAAAATCACATCTGCCCTCGATTTTGAGTCCACACTTGCTCTTGGTGTAGGTGCAACATTCATCTACGGTTGGCAATCCAACTCTGGTATGTTGAATGACAATCTTCAAGTTATTCCTAACAACGAGTACTATCAGAACTTCTCTTATTCGCTGAAGTCTAGAGTTCCCCTTGATACTTGGGATGACCCTGTAAGTTCACTAAACCATACTGCTGGTTTTGAGAAGTTTGCTGATTTGGTTGTTGACAATAACGCACCTGGTTTTGCAACTGCTATCGAAGCAGAGATTTCTACTGTTGTAGACCTAATTGGTGATGTAGAACTGTGGTGTTACCCCGACTTCGATGGTGGATCAGAAACCACAATCAATATTTCCGGTAATAAAGTTGTTTCGGATGAAATTATCTTCCAAAACAAAATTCTCCTTGATTACTTCGAGTCTAGAGGTAACAGAGTTCTTGATATTGATGATTTTAGTAATCAATTCGATAGTAACCCCAGAGAGACTGAGTATTCTATCGTTGATGTCTTTGATGACAAGTATGCCTGGAACAAAATCTTCACTCTGGTAACAGATGCTGAAGTTCGTAACAGAAAACAGTTTAGTATTGTCAATCTGGTACAAGATGGTACAGATGGTTATGCTAGTGAGTACGCCACTATTGACAATGGAATGCCACTTGGCACATTTGGTTACATTGGAGTAGGATCAAGTGAATGGGGACTTACATTCTTCCCCAATCTTGCAGAATACAACAATTATCAGATTACCTATCAAACCTTCAGTGGTTCGACCATTGTTGCTGGTATTGGATCTACCTCTATCGGTAATATTGTTTCTATTGCTGCCACTACGACTGATATTCCTGTCGGTACGGCAACAACTATTGCATCTATCCCAACTTCTAACAGATCTGCAAAACTTCTGGTTCAATTCCAGGATACAGACTACAGATACTTCTTCAATGAACTAAATCTTCTTCATAATGGTACTAAGGTCGAAAGTCTCCATTATGGAGATATCGATAACAACCAAGGATTGGCAGGTCTGTCTGGATTTGGTACATATCACACTTATATTGACGGATCTGACATTATCGTTGAATTCGTACCTAGTGTTGGAACTGCATTGACTGCAAACTGCAGTATTGTTGAGATTGCCAGTGGTGGAACAGGTGTTGGTACAGAAAGTCTGATTGTATCTAATCTTTCTTCCTACGATACCACAATTGCTGCCTCTGGAACACCAACAGCCAATCTGGTTGCCAATTACGAGAACCCATTTGCCTGTGAATACTTTATTGTTCAGGTAACTGACACAACCAACAACGAATATGAGATGTTTGAGGTTGCTGTCCTTGATTCGGTCAGTAACGAGAACTTTGTCAAGTATGGTGACGTTGTATCTAACGTAGGACTTGGAACAGTCGGTGTTACCAAGACTGGTTCGACCACAAATCTGGTTTACACCCCAATTGCCAATATTGACGTTAATATTCGTGCATTTGGTATCTCAATGAAGAACTTCGATAATATTGTCGGACCTTCTTCTATTACTCTTGATAATAACGTCCTATTCTCTGAATTTGGTACTTATACCGGTACAGCTCTTGATACTAAGAAGAACTTTAAGTTGTTCCATAATGATGAGCCCATCTTCCAGAGGATCTTTAGAGGTAATAGTGATACTGCAGTCGATCTGACTGAGAACTACTTGAAACTGCCTAATCACTACTTTGTAACTGGTGAGAAACTGAAATATGCCTATGAGAACTCAAATCTGTCTTCCGCCAATGCTATTGGTATTGGAACGACTGTAATTGCCGGTGTATCGACTGATAAACTGCCTTCTACCGTATATGCAGTGAAATTAAATGATGTAAACGTCGGATTAGCTGCTTCTGCTTTTGATGCACTGACTGTTCCTCCAACTCTGTTTGATTTGACCACTCTGGGTATTGGTACTTTCCATAAAGTCACCTGTACTAACCAGAATGCAAGAACTCTACTTGCACTGGACAATATGATCCAGGCACCTGTTACAGAGACCCAGAATAACACTACTCTCAATCAAAATATCGTATTTGACGTTGACTTCACTGTTGCAGGTGTAAGTTCCTTCAAAGCCAACGATATTATCAAGATTGACGAAGAATTGATGCTTATTCAGGATGTTGGTGTTGGTGCAACCAATAACCTTAGAGTTCTGAGAGCTCAGATGGGTACAGGTGTTGCTACTCACGTAAGTGGGTCATCAGTAGAACTTATGGGTGGTAATTACAACATTGTAGAAAATACCGTTCACTTTGTTGAAGCACCTTATGGTAAGACCCCTCTCAGTACTACAACTGGTGCTCCAGACGAAAGATACTGGGTTGGTATTACAACATACTCCTCATTCCAGGGTAGAACCTTTATGAGAAGTGGTATCAAGGATAGTGACCAGGATACCTATGAAACCAACTATACCTTCGATAATATCCAACTTCAGTTCAACGGTCAGACCAAGAACTTTAGTCTTCTTCAAAATGGTCAAAATGTTGTTGGTTTCTCCACACAACAAGCTATTATCCTCAATTCTAACATCCTACAGGAACCACAGGGTGCTCAGGCAACCTTAGGGGACTTTAGACTGGAAGAAAGATCAGGTATCACTAGTATCACCTATTTGGGCGAAAGTGTCTCCTCTGAGGACGATCCTAACAAGGCTACTATCCCTAGGGGTGGTAACCTCGTATCTCTGGGTTCTACACCAGGTCTGGGGATGCAACCACTGATCGGTGCTGGTGCATCGGCATTTGTATCCATCGCAGGTACTATTACATCGATTGCAATCGGTAATAGTGGTTCTGGTTACAGAGTGGGTATTCAAACCGTCAATGTTGGTTATGCTGTATCTACAGTAGGAGTTACTACAGTCGTCAACATTGGTACTGCCACTGTTGAAAATGGACATATTGTTGCCATTACCACATCTTACTTTGGTGCAAATCTGAACCCTGACAGTCCTCCAGCGATTGTTATTGATAAGCCTCTTCCTTACTCCGGTATTCCTCTGGTATATTCAGACGGTATCTCAGGTGTTGGTACTGGTGCTCGTGCTGACATCGTAGTTGGTCAAGGTTCTAGTGTTATTGCGTTCGATATCGTAAGCGCTGGTTTTGGATATAGAGAGGGTGAAATCCTTAGAGTATCACTTGGTGGTACAACCGGTATCCTCACCACAGGACAAAGTGATTATAGTGAGTTCCAACTTACTGTTACCGATGTATATCGTGATACCTTTAATGGATTTACTGTTGGTGAACTTGATGTCTTTGATCAACTTGACGACCAGTTTGATGGATTGCAGAAGAGATTTAATCTGGAGATTGCTGGTCAACAATTTGCTATTGAGGTTGCAGAAGGATCACAGATCAATCTGGCCCAATGTCTGATTGTCACTATTAACGATATCCTCCAGGTTCCTAATCAGGCCTACAAGTTCAACGGCGGTGCAGTAATTGAATTTACAGAACCTCCTAAGAAGGGTGATACTTCTAAGATTATCTTCTATAAGGGAACACCTGATGTTGATGTGGTTCTGGTTGACATTCTGGAGACTGTCAAGGTAGGTGATACCTTACAATTGAAGAATGATTATAAGAAGGGTCAAAGCTTTGGTCTCTTCCAAGAACCCAGAACTGTAGTTGGTATTACAACTCTGGATACTGTTAGAACATTCGCATACGATGGACCTGGTGTTACAACCAATACATCTTTGGTTAGACCTATCACTTGGTGTAAGCAACAAAACGATATCGTCATCAATGGTCAGTTTGTCACTAAGGACAGAGTTGAGTATGAACCATTCATCCAACCTGCTGCTTATCTGATCTCCTATGTTGGAACATCTAGTCAGTTTGCTTATACCGATACTGCAAGACCATTCTTTAACTCTAGGAATGAGACTAACCTTCTTGAGTATCAGGATAGAATTAGTATTGTCGATCAAAGAGCCATCGTTGGTGCAACTGCAACATCTGGTATTGGATCCACTAGTGTCACCTCTATCACAGCCAATTTAGTTGGTTCTGGATATTCTACATTTACACCAACAGTTTCTATCTCTCTCCCTGATGATCCTAATGGTATCAGAGCTACAGCTACAGCAAATGTAAGTGGAAGTGGTGTTACATCCTACACTATTACAAATGCAGGTACCGGTTACACTCAGGCTCCACTTGTACAAGTTGAAGTTCCTAATGTAATCATCGAGAATATTGGTGTTAATTCTTACTTCGGTGATCAAGGTGAGATTGTTGGTTATGCACAATCCGCTGGTGGTCTAGGAACTCTTGAACTTTACATCCCTGAGAACTCTTACATGAGAGATCCCACAATCGTGGGTGTCGCTGTTACTGTGAGTGGACTTAAGGCAGGTGACTGGTTCACAGTCAATCTCACCAACACTGATGTCAATTTTGATGGTATCTATCAGGTTGCTAACGCATACACGGTAGTCAAAAATATTCCTAGTGTAGGTGTGGGAACAACTGCTCTAAGGGTTGTTGAGTGTAACAATGTAGGGTTCGGTACTACTGCCGGAGTATTCAATGAGAATATGACATATGGTGAATTTGGATGGGGTAAGATTCAGTTCTTGAACAGACAAGCAGCCACTGCTAAAGAGTTCACACCTAATCCCTACTCTGGTATTACAACCTCACCGTTGGTCCAAAGAGAGAAACCACTTAAAAACAACAACTACGTTGTTTAAAATAAATAAAACATACAAAGGAATCTTGTAGATGGCATACCAAGGTATTAATACGGGTACCGGTCCTAATAGCGGAACCGGTGATACCCTCTTATCAGGTGCTGATAAAATCAATAGTAATTTTGAAGAACTCTATACCCTGTTGGGCAATGGGTCTACACTTGCTGTTGGTATTGTAACTGGTATTGTCGCAGGAGAAAATGTATCTGTCAGTTCGACCTTCGGAACTGTTACGGTTTCAGCCGCAACATCCGGTCTGGTTGTAACTGGACCGTCTACTTTTAACGGTATGACGACGGTGACTGGAGATCTCTATGTGAGTGGAGACCTTTATGTAGCCGACGATATTCAATACGACGAGGTAAATGGTAGAAATCTTAATATTAGTGGTGTTGGTACTGTTGCTACGCTGGGTGTAACCACTAATCTAACTGTATCGGGTGTATCTACACTCGGTGTTACAACCTTTACTGGTAATGTAAGTGTCGGTTCATCCTTCTTCTTCGGGGACAACAACCAAGTCTTGATGGGAGCACAAGATGACTTTGCCATCTATCACACTGACTCCGAAGGTAATGTCCTAAAGACCAACGTTGGTAACCTTAACATTATTGGTGACAACGCCAACATGGTTTCCTTAAGTGGAACCGCTGTTGTTATGGCAACTAATGTTGACGGTAACTTCGGTGTTGAACTTTACTACAACAACCAGAAGAAATTAGATACCAAAGCCGATGGTATTACGGTAACGGGTAACGTTAGATCAACCAAGTTTATTGGTGATGGTGCAGACCTTGTAGGTATCACCACTCTGATTCAAGCTGGTGATAATGTTACCATCACCACAGAAGCTGGTATTACCACTATCTCAACTGCTGCTGGTTTGACTACAGCTAATGTTTCTACTAATACACTTAATGTAATTGGTGTTGCAACTGCTTCTGCTTTTGTTGGTGACGGTTCACAACTCACTAACCTTCCTTCTGGTATTACCACAGCAGTCATTAATGCAGACTCTATTAATGTATCCGGTCTTTCTACATTCACCGGTAATGTAAGTTGTGGTCAAAGTCTATTACTTGGTGATAACGGAAGAATTCTGATTGGTGATGCACCAGACCTTCAAATCTACCATGACGGTGATAACAGTTATATTAAGGATCTGATTGGAACGGGGGCACTGAGACTGGACAGTTCATTTATTGAACTCAGAAATGCAGTAGGAGATAAGAGAACTGCAACCTTCTCATCTGGTACTGGTGCTAATGGTGGTGCTCAACTATATTTTGGTGGAACAAAGAGATATGAGACCACATCTACAGGTGGTGTTGTATCAGGTATTCTGACAGCCACTGAATTCTATGGAGATGGTTCTAACCTAACCGGTGTTGGTGGTGGAAACACAGCCAATGTAAGTACAAATACACTAAATGTTATTGGTGTTGCAACGGCAAATTCGTTTGAAGGGAATGGATCAAATCTTGTTAGCGGTAGATGGGTACTTGGTGCCATTGGTTCTAATGACTACACCTTTACTGGTATTGGTTTCACGGAAACCACAGCTGACCCAGATCTCTATCTCGCGAGGGGTAGTGTATATGAGTTTGTTAACAATATGGGTGCTCACCCATTCCGCATTCAATCTACACCTAATGGTTCTACTGGCACTATTTACAATAATGGTGTTACTAACAATGATGTTTCAAACGGAACCTTGAGCTTTGAAGTAACTATGAATGCACCCAATACACTGTACTATCAGTGTACTGCACATCCTAATATGGGTGGAGTAATTTATATCTATCCAGAACTTCGTTAAAGCACACTAAATAAGAAAAAAGTCTTACAAAAATGCCAGCAATAATTACTGATCAATTGCGCATTGAGAATGCAAGGAATTTTGTAGATTCTGTACAAAATACCAATAATTCTTATTATGCGTGGATTGGGTTGCCGAATGCAACCGCATATCAATCAGATTGGAATTCCAATCCACCTGCCCCTATGGACAGTTTGGATCAGTCTAACTGGTATTGGGATACCATGTTGGCTCTCAAGAAGATCAACCCTGGTGATGTAAGTCAGGTTATTAGAAAAATCCAGTGGCAATCTGGTACCACATATGATATGTGGAGAAACGATATTACGAGAGATAATCCATCCCAACCATCTGGTGCGTTTGATATCTACGATGCAAACTACTATGTGGTGAATAGTGAGTTTAAGGTTTATATTTGTCTGTTTAATAACGCCACTCCAGAGAATAGTTATAGAGGTGGTCCTTCACTGGATGAACCAAACTTCACCGATCTGGAACCTAGAGAAGCTGGTAGTAGTGGTGATGGTTATATCTGGAAATATCTTTACACGATTAAGCCAAACGAGATCATCAAGTTTGACTCTACAAACTATATGCCAGTTCCTACAGACTGGTTCACTAGTCCCTCTTATGCCGCAGTAAGAGAAAACGCAAAGACTAGTGGTGAGATCAAGATCGTAACCATTAGAAATCGTGGTGTTGGTATTGGTACTGCAAATGTTACCTATACTAGAGTTCCTATCCTTGGTGATGGACGTGGTGCCGAGGCTACTGTTGTTGTGAATAACGACTCCAAGATCGAATCTGTCACCGTATCTAATGGTGGTGATGGATATTCCTTTGGAACTCTTGATCTTCCAAACGGTGGTGTTCCCACTGGAACTGTTGCTCCTGTATTTGACATCATCATCCCTCCTCCTGGTGGACATGGTGCTGATATCTACCGTGAATTAGGAGCTTATAATGTCCTCTCTTATGCTAGATTTGAGAACGACACACAAAATCCAGACTTCATCACTGGTAACCAGTTTGCTCAGGTTGGTATTGTAAAGAACCCAACCAATTACAACTCATCTACCCTTCTCACTATTGACAAGGCTAGTGCCGTTTATGCTCTTAAACTGGTCGGTACTGGTTATAGTGAGGCAACCTTTGTAGCTGACGCCTTTGTAACCCAAACAGTTGGTTTAGGATCTACTGCTGTTGGTAGGGTTGTATCCTACGATCAGGCAACAGGTATTCTAAAGTATTGGCAAGACAGAACAACCGCAGGTTTTAATACGAACGGTTCTCAAGATCCTAATCCTAAGTTTGGATTTGAACAACTTCAATTTACTGCTGCACCCACAGCCGGTGGTAGTTTACAAATTCTGCCCAATGTAGGTAATACACTCAACATTGATACTAAATTTACGGGTGTCTCTACCACAATAAATAGTAGGACATATTACCTGGGTCAGGAATTCATCCTTGGAGTTTCCAAACCAGAGTCCCAAAAGCGCTCTGGGAACATCATATATGTTGATAACAGGCCCTCTGTTACTAGATCATCTTCACAGAAAGAAGACGTTAAAGTTATCTTGCAATTCTAAGAGATATGCCACAGGAAACTAATCTCAATGTCGCTCCTTATTTTGACGACTTT